ATGTTGTTGGTGAAACAGTTGGAGTCGTAACTTCGTCTCTCGCAACAGCATCTAGAAAAGGTTTTGGTGCCAAATTTACTCTCACCGCCACTGGTGCCGCAGATACACTTTATCTTACAGATGTTCAAGGAGAGAACTTTACAAATACTCTTGCAATTCACCATTACACTGATCCACTCGATGAATCTACCAGAACAAGTTCTGGTGTAACCGTTAATGGAACATCATCCTTGATTGATGACTTATATAGTGGAAATGTATTCAGAGTCAAACAACGCAATCATGCTCACCACGGTGGTAATAATAGTGTTGCTATTGAAGATGTTCTCCCAGATACCACAAAAACAACAGTAACTACAAACTTTGGTGAAACTGATACCGTTGTTTCTGTTGCTAATACCACAATATTTGGTAGATTTGAAGGTATTAGTACAAGTCGTGGATATGCACTTCTCAACAATGAAGTTGTTTCTTATAGTGCAATCACTTCTGGTACAGGAAATGCAGGTTCTCTTACAATTAATGCTAGAGGACTTAATAGTTCTTCCAAGTCTTCTCACGTTGTTGGAGAATCAATCCAACCATATGAGGTTAATGGTGTTTCCTTGATGAGAATCAATACGTCTCTGAATGTATCATCTGCAGGATATAAATCCAATAGTTCAAATCTTGATAACTACTTCTTGGAGTTTGATAGAACAACCGCATTCCCAACAGTTAGAGATTCTGGAACAGGAATGCTCAACTTCACATCTCAAAAAGGATTTGGAGGAAATACTGTCGGTATTTCTCAGAACTATCAGTTCAGCACTCTTGAACCACAATTTAATATCATCACACCAGGTAAAGGAACTGCAGCAAGTTCTCAAATTAGAACTATCTCGGGAACAAGTGCTGGTGGAAATGAAATTTCATTCGTTGATCAAGGTTTTGAACCAGTTACTTTGAATAAGACCATTAACTTCAATACGCCTAGATTGGTTGCATCTAAAGCAAATGAACTTGCAAGATTGAGTACTCTTCCACGTAATAAATCTCTCACTATGAGAGTTAATTTTACTAGTGAGAATAAAGATCTTTCTCCAGTAATGGATTTGCAGAATTCTACTTTTGTAATCGGTAGAAATAAAACAAATGCACCTATCGCCAACTTTGTTGATGATGCTAGATCAAATTCAATAGAGAATGATCCACACGGAGCAGTATTTGTAACCAAGCAGATTTCTTTAGCACAACCTGCAACAAGTTTGAAAGTTATTATTGCTGCTCAGAGACAAGAAGGTGCTGATTTCAGAGTCTTCTATCAACTCTTCAAAGCAGATTCTACTGAGATTGATCAAAAGTTTGTACCATTCCCAGGTTATGATAATCTGAGAGATACTGATGGTGATGGATTTGGAGATCGTGTTATTGATCCTGAAAGAAATACTGGAAGGGCAGACGCTTTCGTACCTGCAAATGATACTGTGGGATTCTCCGAATATCAATTCACCGCCAACAGTCTTGATCAGTTTAATGGATTTGCAATCAAAGTTGTATTATCAACCACAAATGAATCAACACCAGTTAAACTGAAAGATTTCAGAGCAATTGCATTAGCGTGATGGAAAACGAAGATCTGATTCAAGTAGAAGGTGAAACTAACCTTTTTAGAGATAAAAAAACTGGTGCTATCCTCAATACGGATAGTACCGGTTATGCTCAATATATGAGGATGAAACAAAGAAGACAGACAGAACGAGAGGAACTTGATACAATTAAAAGTGATATTGAAGAAATCAAACTACTTTTGAGGCAACTAACAAATGGATCCTGATCAAATTACACTTGAAAATCTTTCAAAAAGTTTTGAATACACAAAACTTGCTAAAGAAATAGACTCTTGTGATGATAGAGATACCCTGAAAGACATTGCAAAATCTTACGCAAAACTTTATTTGAAGCAACAAGAAGTCGTTTCTAGATTAGGACTTGAAGGAATATAAATATATTTACATCCTGAACTGTATATAAATGGCTGAAATCAAAGTCAGAGTAGGTCAACAACCAGCAGTAAAAGTTATATCTTCTCTTGCGGGTGCTCAAGGTCTTTCTTTGGCAGAGCTAAGTGATGTTAATGCCACCAACTTACAAAATGGCATGGTTCTTGTATATAACAGTAGCACAAAGAAATGGGATGCTACTTTAGAATTGACACCAGGTGCAACACAGAATTTAGACATCAACGGAGGAAATTTCTGACATGGCAAGTATTATCAGGATCAAAAGATCCTCGGGTACTGACAAACCATCTCTACTTAATTGGGGTGAATTAGCGTATACTACAGGTATTGGTAGTGCTACTAATGCCGCTTATCAAAATAAAGACAGAGTATACATCGGTGACGATGGTACAAACGTCTTAACCATTGGTGGGCGTTATTATACTTCAATGATGGACCACGTTCCTGGAACCGTGGCAAATATTGCAGCAACTAATACTAGAAACCTTGATAAAGGTGTTGCTGCGTTGATGGCACCTTTACCTAACACTGGTTTGGGTGGTGCAGAATCACTTAAAGTTGATCAGTGGAACGTAGATAACTTAAGACTTGATACAAATACACTATCATCAACTGACACCGATGGTGATATCATTCTTGATCCAAACGGATCAGGTGAAGTTGTAATACCAGATGACACATACTTAGCACTTGGTAATGATAAAGATTCGCGAATTGAATATGATGAAAATGGTACAAATTCTGTTCAAGTAACTGGTGCTCCTTGGGACTTCAATACATCAGTCACAATCAGTGGACAATCCTTCTTTGGTGATATAAGAATTGAAGATAATGTCATTTCTACGACTCCAGGTAGCAATGATACTCTTTATATTGATCCATATCCCGATGGTCTCAGTAATGAGGGAACTGTAATTATTAAGGGCAACCTTCAAATTGATGGTACGACCACACAGGTCAACTCCACACAAAAAACTGTTAATGATCCAATCTTACACGTTGGTGATGTAACCAGTTCAAGAACAGTAATGCAACCCGTTGCTGTTGGTGTTAACACAATTACTTTTGATTCCGTTGTTGGAATTAATACTGGTGATGTTCTGAGTGGAAGTGCATCTCTTTCTGCTACTGGTATTTCAACAGTTACTGCTGTAAATATTGGTGCAAAAATCGTTACCGTCGATAGTAACATAATTACTAGCGGTATTACGACAACTTCACAACTTACAATTACTCACGCATACGATAGTAATACCGATAGAGGTATTTCTTTTGCATTCAATACTGGTTCTGGTTTATCAAATAACAAGACTGGTTTCTTTGGTATGGAAGATAGTTCCATCGCCACAAGCACCGCAGATGCTGATAACCACGGAACTCACGCAGACGATAGCAGAAGATGGACCTATGTTCCCGACGCTTCTATTACTAATAGCGTTGTTACGGGAACCAAAGGTTTCCTTGATATTAAAGGTATCTATTACCAGTCTGGTGATTTTGCTACTGGTGGTGTTGTCTTCTTTGATGATACCGGTCTTCAAAGATCAACAAATGCTGTTGCATCTCCAGTAATTACTTCTAAGCAAGTTCTTACTGCAATCACTAAAAATACTCTTGCTCTGAGTGGAAACATTACTGTTAGTGTTGGTGACATTGTAAGACAAGATGTTACAGGTGCTTATGGTGTTGTTGAATCTGCAGTTACCGCTGGAAATAGTGTTAATTTGATTGGTGTTGAAGGTACATTTAATACTTCCAACAACTTGAGAAGAGAGGGTCAAAGTGGTGCAATCGCTAACCTTGCTGTAAATCCCAGTACGGTTTCAGTAATATATACTAATAAGCCCCATTGGACTTCAACTATGGATGGGGGCACATTCTGAGGTAATTAATGGAAAATCAAAGTGAAGTGGATGTAAACGTTCTGATCAAAATTTACAATTCTAAATTAGCAGCAGTTTCAAATCAAAATGTTCTTCTTGAGGCAAAGTTAGCAACTCTGTCTCAAGATTTTCAGGAACAAATAGATGCTCTGCTTGAAGAAAACGCTGACCTTAAAGCAAAATTAGAAGGTTAATATGGCAAAACCATCAACTAGGCAAGGACTTATAGATTACTGTTTGCGTCAACTTGGTGCTCCAGTGTTGGAAATCAACGTGGACGATGATCAAATTGATGATCTAGTTGATGATACCATTCAATATTTTAATGAGCGTCACTATGACGGTGTTGAGAAAATGTTTCTCAAGTACGAAATTTCTCAAGATGATATTGATAGGGGACAAGGAGTAACTGTAGCAGGTGGAGATGAAGTAAACGGTAAGACTGGTGTTGGTATTGTAACCACAACAGCAACTTCTACTGGAATCGCTGCAACTACTTTTAATTTCTACGAAAACTCCAATTTTATACAAGTTCCAGACTCTGTAATCGGAGTAGAAAGACTTTTCAAATTTGATACTAGTTCAATCTCTGGCGGGATGTTCAGTATCAAATATCAACTGTTTTTGAATGATCTTTATTATTTCAACTCAGTTGAACTTCTTCAATATTCTATGGTCAAATCATATCTTGAGGATATTGATCATTTATTGACGACAGATAAGCAAATTAGATTTAATAAAAGACAAGATAGATTATATTTGGATCTTGATTGGGGATCTCAAACTGCAGGTAATTTTATTGTGATTGAGTGCTATAGGGCACTTGATCCTGCATCATTCACCCAAATTTACAACGATAGTTTTGTAAAGAGATATCTAACAGCACTGATTAAGCGTCAGTGGGGAAGGAATCTTAGCAAGTTTAGAGGTGTAAAACTTCCTGGTGGTATTGAACTGAATGGTGGTGAAATCTTACAACAAGCAGAACAAGAATTATCAGAGATCAAATCTCGTATGTCAATGGAATATGAACTTCCACCCCTCGATTTTGTTGGATAATGGCACTTAATCCTTTTTTCTTACAAGGGACTGCATCTGAACAAAGATTAGTCCAAGATCTGATAAATGAGCACCTTAAATTTCATGGTGTTGAAGTTACATATATTCCTAGAAAATATGTAAATAGAAAAACTATTATTGAGGAAGTTCAGTCATCCGCATTTGATGATAATTTTGCTATTGAAGCGTATGTAAATACTTTTGATGGATACGGCGGTGCTGGTGATATTTT